GGAGTTACTGTTCACCTCCAAGCTTCAACTTGGTCATAAATCGCAGGTGTGTGTGATGCTGTGACACTCTTTGGTACTTCGAACACGAAGCTCGATGCGAACTTATCATTATAATCTCGGATAGTCCCGTTTCTAACGTAAGTGGTTATTACATCACCTCCCATCTCGACTTTGTGTTGTATTACTGCCATTTTTAAGTGTCCGCTTCAATCATCTTAATCGTGTATTCCAGTGATTCAGGAACCCCACTTCTGTAACTCGTATCAATATTGTCAATCTTTACTTTGTATGTAACTCCACCCATCGTGTCTGAAACATAATCTACTGGTGCTGACTGGTCTCCGTCCAGAATGTCGTCAATAAAATCTGACTTAAACTGTGTGTGATTTGCTGTTCCAACAATAACTCCAGTAATGGTGATGGTTCTTGTCGCACCGCCAAAATCGTAAACCTGCGTGTCGTCACTGTCCGAAATCGGCATTGGTAGGACTAACAAGCTTGCTATTTTTGAAATACTCTCGTAATTCACTTGGTATAATGAATCACCGTTTAGTGTGTATGCCATTCTCACTCCTCCATATTTTTAAATCTTTTTTTAAATCTTCAAGGCACTGGATAAGAGCCACAACTGTGTGCGAGTTCTTTCTTATCTCCGTTTCCAGAGTGTCCAGTGCGTTTAATACTGCGTCTTCCATTATGGTTCCTCTAATAGCAATCTTGTTTGTTCAAGAGCATATTTAAACTCCAGAACAATGTCCCTCAAATATTGTGGTATGTCTCTTGCTATTGTTCTTGCTTCAGAAAATGTTTCTTTGAAGTCGTTTGAACTTGCTTTCAAAGCGTGAACGCTGGTTCCCAACACGTCAAGTGTTGTAGTGAAAGCAACTTGGAGCTTTTCGTTTTCCTTCCCTATCATTGTTGAAGAAGTCACGAGCACTGCTGCTGAATCGTGGAATCCTTTAGCAATCTTTTGAGAATCTGTATCAATACTGTTTCCGAGTAGGAAGTCCTTTGCTCTTTTGAAACCCTCTGCAATCGCTTCTGAGAATGATAGTCCTTCTTCCATATTCTTTCTTGCGGTTGCAATAGAGGTTTCGTCTATTCCGAGCATATCATTAATCTTGTTAGCAAGTAAATCTTCTCCTTCGCTTGGTTTTAAAGAATCTACAATCGCTGTGACTATTTCATCCCAAAACCCTGGTCCTTTTGGAAACTCAACCTGAGACACATCCCACGCTGCTTTTTCTTCTGGCCCCCAAGGAAGGTCAGGATTTCTTATAAGGGGTGGTTGACCTACTCTTTCCTCCCATTCTTTCGCTTCTTTAGGGCTCATCATTCCTGGCGGTATGTGTGAAATTCCTGCTGCTTGGTCAGCTTCAGTTTTCTCTCGTTCCTCAGCGAGCACAATCAAATCCTGTTTCATCTTTGCAAAAATGTCAGTAATAGTTTCAACCCCATCCTGAACATCAATAACCCACCCTTGAACATAATTAGCAACCTTTACTGCGAATGTTCCCATAGTTTCGACTGCTCCTGTAAGATTAAATGTTGCAATATCTTTAGTCAAACCACCAACGAATCCCATAACACCTTGAAGCATATCCATCAGTCCCTTTCCTTCACCACTCGCCATAGGTTGTGTTATATTCTCATCAAAGAATTTAAGCAATTTAGTCATTGCTTCTTCGTTAGTAATCTCTCCTCCTCTTAATTGTTCGAGAGTTCCTTTTGAAGCGTCAATGAAGTTCTTCGCCATCTTAATCATAATCAACGCCATAGGTTTCAGAGCAATACCTAAAAAGTCACCAAACGGTTTGAAAAATAGTGTGAAAGCTTTCTCTGCAATGTCGAGAGACGCTTGTAACATCGGACTTGATTCTTTCAGAGTTTCCCAAATCTTCTTCAAAATACTCACAACCGCACCAATAACTTTAGTTATAACCTTTCCAATAATAAGAACTGCACCTGCAACGGCTCCAGCAATACCACCAGCCATTGCGAGACCACCCCCAGAAATTCCTCCACCAGCAGAACCACCACCACCTGAAGAAATACCTCCGCCTTTTGCTCCTTGTTTGAATCCAGATACTATCGCTTTTTGAATATTGTTCAAACTCGTCTTATCTACTTCAAGTTTTACTTTCACATCCATCTTACTTTTCTCCTCCTACCTTTGCTAAATACATTCGAAGGAAGTGTGTGAAGTCATCAGGGAGTTTGTCAATCTGTTCTGGTGTCAGTTTGAACCCGTGCATCAGGTCAGCATAAACTATCCACTCTTTGATTTCTCCGTCTCTGGTTCCGTGTTTGAGACACCACTCCCATCTTCTTTTTTTTCTGGGGTAACTCCACAGTAGGAATCAATCTGAGTAAATAACTCATTGTATGGTTGAATATCCAAACTACGAATACCATCTAAGTCGAATTTGAATGGTGCTTGAACTATTCCTTTCAGGATTGTTTGCTCCTGAATAGTGTATATATCTGGCATTCCTTCCATTTTACTTCCGACCATTCTCATACCCTTCGATGCCATTCGCATTATGTCGTTCTTTTCTCCAGCGTTTAACTTTCGAATTGTTACTTCTACTTCCTTGTCATCAACTATCAAGTTGATTTTTTTTGTCTTGTTCACACTCATTTTGTTCTCCTATCACTGTAATAGTGATTATGATTTAAGGCGCCGCAGCGTCATCATTCGTGTAAACACAGCTTGTCATAGCTCTTGCATACATCGTCACATCTTCATTAACCATTTCGTTAGGTGCGACTGCGAGTGATTCTTGGTCCACGAACACGTTGCTCACGAGCACGACTAAACTCCTCTGGTCTGCTCCTGCCTCGCCGTTTGTAATGGTTAACTCTGCAGTTGCTACCTCAGCTACTGATGTGCTTGAAGGTCCTGTTCCACTTCCATAGAAATCCTCGAGGAAATCAGCTGCTGCTTCGAACGGTGCTGTTATAGCGAGTGAAATGTTTCTCACTCCGAAAATCCTGTCCTGAGTTAATCTTGTTCCAATGGTTTGAACTCTTGAAGGATTGCGGTTGAAAGTCATAGCTACTGAAGTAATCGGGGTGATTACTGAAGCGTTTGGCATTTCAAAAGTGCAGTGTGCAAAGGTAAACGGGTCTTCGCTTGGAGTCACGTTCGCCTCGAGTGTAGCGTCTTCCGCCTCATTCGCGTACATACCATTAATCGTTGCTCTGACGGGTTCTCCAACACTGCCCGTAATAGTAGCATCTGTTGCGAAGAATCCAAGCAAGTTTTGGTTGCTGTCAGTTCCAAGGTTGAATCCACGATTAATACTCACACCAATTGGAGTGTTTGTATAAGTGTATGTGTGGGTTGTTGGATTAACTCCAGCATCTGCAACTGCACCAGTTACCATTCTTAGCCAGTAAAAGTCAGAACACACGAAGTCGAAACTTGCACTGCCTTCAAAAGCTCCTGCTATTTGAGCTGCAGGGTCTTGGTCTCCAATAGTTTGTACTTCAATCCTATTGTTATTCCTTGATATACTGCTTCTGCAATCGTAACCAAGAACTTTGTCAAAAGCTGCTGCTTCTGTTCCGTAAGCTACTGCTTCCCAGCCGTAACTGCCAACACTGTCTGCTGCACTAATCGCCATCTGCCTTCACCTCCTCTTCAGGTGTTTCTTCTTCCTTCTTCTTAACCACCTTTTTGAGTGGCTTGTCTTTAATCCCCAAGCGTTCAAGTATCTCAGGTTTGAGCTTGTAAAACTCAAGGGGACTTTTTTCGTTTTTTATTTTATCATTGAATGTTTCTTTGTCCATTTTAACCTCCTCAAACCGTCTCGAAATTGAAGTCCGCCATAAAGTCAATATTTCTCTGTAGGACTTTATCCTCTTTACCAGGGCTGTTTAGCACTGGTCCGAGGTCTGTCGGGGTGATGAGTTTGAGATAATAAAAGTTCTTCTTGTTGTTTAGGATAGCTGTTTGAGTGTCGCTAATCATATCGCCTAATTCGGCAACATCTACTGAGTAGCAAGTGACTGAAGGTGTGTAAGCGTGACGGGTTGTTGTTGCGGCTATTGAGAACTCGGTCATCGTGCCACTTATAATGTCAACTGCTATTCTTGGGAATTGTGAGAGTTTAGTGTAAGGTTGTGGGTAGTCAGGATAAATTCTGTCTGTACTTCCTTGGTCGTAGTTAATTGTGAATGCTCCTGTCTGTGGGCTCACATAAGTGATAACTCCAGTGTCGTACTCTACACTGTAATCAGTGCCAAGCGCCAGTGGAGTACCACCAACTGTAATGTCTCTTATGTTTTTTAAAAGTGTTGGATTTGTGTCAAGAGTGTCTGTAGAAGTTGCAGCGTAAGTGCCAGTGTCTTGCTCCGTACTTACTCCCCTCGTGCCTATAGGTATAATATCTTGGTTTCTAAGAAAGACAGTTAATTCCTCTTTAATTTCAAACAAATCCTGAACCACTTAACTACACCTCCTTAATTTATCTCCGTGAAAAGTATAATGACATTTAACACATAGCGTTATCCCATTCTTGACATTATACACGAGCTCTGGATATTCAGAAACTTGGAATATATGGTGTGGATGAAGGTCTCCACCCCTTATTCCACAATTCATACAAGTGTAATCGTCACGTTCAAACACAGCTTCACGCCATTGTTTAAATTCAATCCTTCTCCTCAAGTTTTTTGATAATGATGTTTTCCCACCTTTCCACATATGATTGTTAAGTCCGACCATCTTTCCACATCTTCCCTTACTAATATTTTTTCGGTGTGTTTCAGAAAGTGTTTTTCCAGTAGCCCAACAAACTTGTCCTTTATGAGATAGAGAAAGATTTTTACAATGTTCTTTGGAAAGTTTTCCACCCTTATTCCAGGGAACATTTCCTTTTTTGAAAGAAGTTTTATTTGGGGAATTGCCGTTAGCAAATTGATTCCCTATCATATCTGTTCTTTTGATATCTTGTGCCATTGTTTTTGATTCTCCTGAATCTTGTCCTCTCTCCTGAACGGAGCAGAGTAGTACCCCTAATTTTTCCTTTTAGTAGGAGGGGTCAAACTACTTCCATTTTAAGCGAATTAGCTGTTTTTGCAATCATACCAATTCGCCCCTGCTGGTTAGTGCAAGTGTTTCCAAGTCACCAACTTGGCGGTAGTTTTGACTATGTGATTTTCTTATTTAAGGAGTTCGAAACTCCATCTGCAAATTCTTCTCCAACACTCGTGGAAGCTTATCATTCACGAACGGGCGTATGAACGGCTGTGGTCTCGTCCCGACCTTGCTAATCTTCACCGCTATCGGGTAAGCCGCTTCCACTGGCACGCCGACATCAACGCACCACTCCTTAATCGCACTTATTGGCGGGAAGTGAGGCGGGGTTCCATACTCTACATATTCAGTGTATTTCAGAGGAAACTCGTAAGTCAGCGTCACTCCTTTAGCATTCATTTCAACCTTGTGATTAATACTATTCCTCAACCAGCCACTCGCAACAGCGACACTGTCTTGCATAATCCTCACACCATCCTTACCAAGACCATCCATAGCATCGAATAGTTTGCTGGTTATATCGTCTGCTAAGTGGCTTAATCTGACCATATGAACAAGTTTGCATACTTGACTAATGGGTTCGTAGTGTCTGGTAGGGTGAGTAAGTCCTTCACGTAATACTTTATGCTGTCATCAGTAATCAAGTCACCCTCGTTAATCGTCAGGTTGTAAGCACCCATCAAGTATGCGTCTCCTCCTTCAATCTGACCTTCCTCATCAAACATCCAAGCTTTAGTTGAACGAACAACAACTGCAGTTATAGTAGCTGGAGTTCCATCAGCCCAGCTCTCACGACCTGTAATATTGTCGGTTGTCTTTGTTCTTGGAGTCCTCGTGACGCTCTTTCCCCAATCCGATTGCGGGAAGTTCACGAAGTCGTCAGTCGAAATGCCTCCTGGTAATGCCGTTTTAGTTTCCTCCTATGATTAGAACATTGCTGGGTATTTCACTATGCGTTGTATGAGTTTATCTGCCTCTTTCCTTAAGTAATCAAGAGTGCTTCTAATATTCATATACGGCTCACCTTTCGATACAGTCAAGTGGGGTATCGTGTAGGACGTAACATCGTTGTAAGTCCCACCAATCTGCGTGACAAGGCACTCTATTGCTGCAAGGGATGCTGTAAGACGTATTACGTCTCTCGGAATGGGGTAAACTCCGTAAACCCACGATATTTCGATTGATTGTGGGTGAGTATCGCTGAAGTAGTTAACTTCAGGACCAAGTTTCCCGTTCAATTCCAAGATTCCTTCGTCAGCATACTTGTAAACTTTGCTTGGTGTTACACTCACTGAATCGATGTCTAAACTTTGTAGGTTTGTAATCGGGAAGTATTCCAATGATAGTGTTTGAGAACCATCACCGTCAACAGCAAGGTCGAGAATGCAGTCAGGAATAATCCTATACTCGCTCGTAGCGTCAGGATTAGTGCCCCAAGTTGCGACTGTTAAAGCAGTTGCAGTATTTGAAGTTATTTCCCTATACTGCCCGTTCCCAGTGCCAGCGTGAATCCACACGACATAGTTGATATACTCGTCCACAGTCCAAGCTTGACCACTGTCTGTCAGGGTTGTAGCAGCTCCACTCGTGGCAGTTCCACTATCCTCAATACTGTGGTAAGTTGTGTGTGTGATGAGGTCAACCTCGTTAGAAGCGTCAATAATGCTCGAGAGTATCATCGCTTGCGTTACGTTAGTGGCTGCCGCCTGAACACCCATCGCGCGTTCCACATCTGTTTGACTGCAGTAGCTGCGGTTTACTCTTCTAATGTCCATTTTAGTTTAACCTAAGTGTAATATCCAAACCATTATTCGGCTGCCAGCTCCAAGCGGAACCATACCCATTTGTAGGACAGTCCCAGTAGTGTCGTCAAGGGTTTGAACATAATCGTTCACAACCTTTGCCAAGCTGCCAGCAACAGTGTCTGCAAGGTCTGAAGAATCTAAGAAGAAGGTTTTGACCCGAGTGTTATAATTTGCCATTCTACTTCTTCACCTTTTTCTTTCTGAAAATTTTCTTTAGCTTCTTCTCCTCGACTTCTTCAGCAATGTTCTTAACAGTCTTATCAAGCCCACTCTTCACTTGGAAAGTAACAGAGTTTTCTGATTCTTCTTTCTTGACTTCTTTCTTAGGCATTTGCCAGAAAGCTTTACCATCTTCAGCGATTGCGTACCTGCCTCCAGGTGGGCATTCTCCCGTATTGATTTGTTTGTACTTTTCAACCGGTGTTTGATTCCCAACTGAAACAACTTTTTTGACTGTTTCAATAACTTCAGGTTTTACAACATCTGATTCTTCCTTTGGTTTAACCTCAAAAGAATCACTTCTTAGCGCCATCTTTCTTAACCTCCTTTTTTACTTCTTTAGCCCCAGTGAATTTCACACCACCCCAAGGATTCTTCACCTTTACAGTGCTAATTTCTTTGAGTATGTGCTCTCCGACCTTGCCGTCCTTCACAATAGAGCCCGCGTTTTTAATGATTGTTGACATTTGTTTTATTCCTCCTTTTTTTCTTCTGGAGCAGAGTCAATGAACTTCTCGTATAAAGACAAGTGCTGGTTTGTAAGCTTGTTCTCATCACTCAGCTTTCGTAGAGCTTCCTTTACAAATTCTACTCCTGTTTCTCCAATTTCGATGGTTGTTTCTTTCACTGCTTTCTCAGGGTTCCAACTTTTAAGAGTCCCATCTGGATTGAGTTTTATTTCATACTCTTTCTTCTCCTCTTCTGAAGGAGCGAGTTTTTTACGTACATTGTTCAATATTTTTAGTGTCACGTAGTTTGTTTCTTTCGGGAGTAATCCCATTACGCCCAACCTCTCGGGCATATTTAGTTTATAGTTTGTCATCTTAGTTCACCTCAGTAAGCCAGCGTGAAGCTGGCAATTTTATTAGTGGGCAGGTTCGCCTGCCCAGTCGTGCCAGTGAGTTTTTACACTCTTGACAATGAGTTTACCTTATATTGCACTTGGAATTGCGTCAAACAAGAACACATATCTTGTTGCTCCGCCGATATTCACAGTGAAGTATCCATTAATGTCGTCCTTGTCCAGCGAAACAGCTCCGCCAGTGTCAGTGTCGTTTGCAATGGTTCCGTCATCCAGCATATACATAAACTGTGTTGGGGTTGCTGCGAAGTTAATACTGTTAGTCACAGTTCCGCCGATGCTAATACCATCAGTGAATGTTCCAGTGTCCAAAAGTATTCCGTCTGTTGCGTTGCCTGAGATGTGTAATCCTTGCGTGGTTGCACCAGAGATTACGATGCCGCTTGTTGCTGCTCCTATAGTTATTCCAGTTGTTAACGTGCCTGCGAGTGCCAATCCAGTTGTGAAAGTACCCGTATCCACGTTAATCGCTGTTGTTGCATTTCCAGTAATATCTATAGCTTCCGTAGTCGCTCCTGATATTATCAGACCTTGAGTAACTGCTGCATCCATCTCAATTATTCCAGACACGGTTGTTGTGCCATCAAGGTTAATCGCCGTACCACCTGTGATAGTCACAGTGGCTTCTTCAATGGTTAATACATCCGCTGCGTTTATCAGTGTTGCACCTGCTGCAAACCTAATATCCGCAGTTGCTGGTGTTGCTGCGTTGAAATCAATCAGATAATCTGCAGTGCTTGCCCCGTACACAATATCTCCAGCCACTGTCATAGTGTCTGTTACCGCGTCTCCGAAAACGAAGTCGCCTGTAACTGTCAAGTCGCCTGTAAGTGTCAAGTCACCAGTCACGTCAAGGTCAGTAGTGAAGTACAGTGTCGTAGCATCCCATACATAATACTCGAAAGTATATGGTGGCGCGGCTACGCCTGTTAATGCAGTACCTGAGGAGTTTGCCTGTTTTAGTCCTGCCATTTTAGCTCACCCCTTTATTCTCCGAATGCAAGTATTGTTCTGACTTCGTTGTCCGTTGCACCTGGCAAGGTTATCGATAGGTCTGCGTACTCTGCTGCGGTTTGAAGCAACGTGTTATCCGTTGCTCCGCTCACAATAGAGAAGCATCCGATTGAGAAGATGGTCGAAACATCTATGGTGTCGCCATCATCCGCTGTCGATGGGGTTACAATCTTTGCCATCTTGAAACCCGCAACGTCCAGTGCTGTTACAGTACAATCCGTTATTGATATTGCTGCCATTTTATTTTTTCCTCCTTATGCACTTATCGCAGTTACTGAACTGCAGAATGTTGGTGCTTTGATGATGAAAGTTTCATAGCATTTTAGCATAAACTTCTCAGCATCGCTTGTTTTTGCAAGGTCTTCGTAAGTCACATCTTGAAGAACTCTCATCTCAGTCACGCTCATATCAAGCATATAAATTGCTTTACTACCTGATGTGTTGCTCATATACTGTGACGGAATTATTGTCATAGGTCCGAGCATAGAGTTGAAAGTTATTGCTGATGGTATTCCGAATGGAAGGTTTCCACCTGCAATAGTTGCTGGGTCTGTCCTGTATGCGTCATATAGAAGTGCCCTAATATCTTTGACAACATCTGAACTTGCAACACCGATTGTTGGTCGTCCACTGTCATCGAAAGCATATCTTGCTGCTAATTCCAAATCTGAAAGAGCGAGTGCAGTTGTTCCCTTGTTCACAGTGTTTGTAGCACCCATAAGTGATATGATGCCACTGAACTCTGTGCCGTTAGGGTTTCCAGCAATTCCAGAAGTTGTTGCGTCTCCATTAACCAGAAGGTCCTCTTCTAATTCACGAAGTTCTCGTGTTTTCATCAGAACCTCGAGTTGCTTCGCGTTGGTTGCGCCCTGGTCTGTGAAAGTTCCAGTCGCCCCGCCTGTCGGGTTCATACCCTGCATTATGTAGGAAGGGTACATAGAAATTGCCTGTCCAGTTGTTCTACCAACTGCGTATAGGTACTTAATTTCTGTACTTGCCCTGTCGTAAGTATCATTGGTTTCTGTCAATGATGAATCTTCCGCGCGTGTGTAAGCTCCGCCTTTCGCGGTTACCACGTTGTAATCTGCTGTTCTGCCTCGGTTAGTTACTCTTGGTATAATCTCAATGAGTGGTGTGAATTTTCGGGTTCTGTCCACTACTCTTGGGTCAAGATAAACTGGAACCATTGCATAGCCAGCAGTGCCTGCTCCACCAGTTGTTGAAGTCAGCGCTTTGTAGCCGATTTGCTGGGCTTTGTAAAGCGATTCCCTCATATCTGGGGTTTCGTTGTCTGCTCTTAGCCCTTTGTAATTGATAGGGTCAGAGTAACACGTCTTATCAGAAAGTTCTCCAAAAGCGACTTCATAAGAGCCACCTTCTGAACGTCCTGTTGCTGTTATGTCCATTTTGGTTGTTTTAATCCTCCTTTGTTTTTTATTACCGTATCATACCCAGTGCGGAAGGTAACTTCTCTTCTGGGGCTTCAGGTGGTTTTTCCTGAATTGCTTTGAACTTAGGTTCAGTAAGTTCTTTGTGTAATTCTTCTTTAATCGCCTTTAGCTCGGCTTTCATACTCACATTATCTTTCCTTAGTGATTTGATTTCTGCGAGTAGTGCTTTTGCTTCTGGCTCTGCAGGAGCTTCTGCAGGGGTTTCTTCAGCTGGAGCTTCCTCGGTTGCTTCTGCCGCAGGGGCTTCCTCAGTAGTTTCTTCGGTTTTCTCTTCTACTGGGGTTTCCTCTGTGACAGCTTCCTCGGTCTTCTCCTCGACTGGAGTTTCCTCTGGTTTAGCTTCTGGTTTTTCTTCATCTGCCATTTTGTTTTCCTCCATTTCGTTGAGCGACTTAGTGAACACATTCATCATCTTGCACCCCTGGTTTACAGGGTTGCCAGTTAATGCAATGTTCAGTAGCTCAACTTCGTCCAATATTCTCGCTTTTACTCCAGCGATTACTTTTGGGATTGTCTTAATTGCTTTGTATGTAATGCTGAACGCATCAATAAACCCGCTCTTAACACTCCCCCAAACATCTTTGAATTTGGGACTATAAGGGTTGAGTTGGACTTTCGCCCACACGCCACGCTCGTCTTTCTTTGCTTCTACAATCTTCCCAACTGGGATGATGTTCGTGTTGTCCAGGTATGCTTCGTGGTCAACGTCAACCTTGATGGTCTTGTTATTCAACTGCTCGACCATATTGGTCATACAATTTTCTGAAACAATATCGTTGTAAAGGTCTTGCTCGCCAGTTGAAACGTAACCTGTCATAAAGTAGTTTTTCCGACCTGATTTTGATTCTACAATCTCGTAAGCGGTCTTGTCAGTGTAAAATGAATAGGGCATCTTAGTTATCCTCATAATTCGGTATGCTATTTTCATATTTAAGGAGTTCGAAAGTTGTCATCATCATTTTTATTCACCTGCCTCGTAGTAAGTCCAGAATGTGAAGTCGTCCCACATTGCATCAGTTCCTAAAGTGCTAAGGAAGGTACAAGCTTTAGGAGAACAGCCATTAAATGCTGATACTACATTGTAAGGTGCGAGTGCACCGACAGCGTATGAAGTTCCGTTTATTATTAAACTTTTAAAGAGTGGTCCTGTTGAGTGTTGTGGCGGGTACACATCCAAGCGGAAGTAATTCCACCCATCAATAGCTATTGTAGTCGCAGCAATAATCGCATTCGCTGCATCTCCAGTTCCGACATAAGCATTGTAAACTCCAACGGCTGCGTGAATGTCAATAATATATTCGTACCGAGCCGTGCCGTCCCAAATCGTTATTCCAAAAGTGTATGATGCTGCATCATCAATAGCATCTTGGGCTTGGAAGCGACCTTCAATAACCGCAACTTTTGTAGCACTTGATGGTCCACTATCGTCCCAAGGGCAGCCCATCCATTTGAAAGGCATATTACTGTAATCAAACACACCACTTGCTTCGTATAAGTTCAGACAATAAGTGCCATCAAAAGGAAAAAGGAGAGCTCCAACTCCAGCAGTGTAAGCTCCAGTAGAACCAACAGGGACTGTCCATTGGAAGTTTCCAGGTGGTAGTAAATTGTTCTTATGCCCATCTCTGTAAATCGGGTCTTGCCATACTACCCTGTTCACTTCTTGGTCTGGGTGGTCAAAACTTTTAAACCCAGTATTAAGTGGAGATTTAATTCCAACATCTGTCCAAGTTCCTGATTGAGTTGCTTGAACATCTCCATTCCATCTGCTCCAAACAACTCCACCGTCTGGATAAATATAATTCTCATTCATAACAAGTTGGACTGATTGAGAATTAACTAAACTACCATCATCATCATCAATAATAAGAGGAAGTGCCTTAACACCAACTCCACCAGCTGCACGATAACCATAACAACCTGAAACAACAGCAAGAGCATCCGTTGCTTCGTCTTGTGCAGAAGCCATCATATCTGGAAGAACTGCAGCATCAGTTCCGTCTGAGATTCTAACTCTTAAAATATTACTCTCATCAGTTTGACACCTTTCCCAAACATCTGCAACAGCATCATATCCATATAATAATGAGTTCACATTCTGATTTTCTTGACCAGTTGCTATACTATTGTCATCAGTGTCCATATTCCCCACGCTGGAGAACGAACCATCAACTCGGAGCTTCCTGTCACTCGTCATTGACAATACTCCAATATCTCCAGCATCTACAACATCAGTTGTAAAGACCGCCATCATCGCCTGACCGTCACTCGTGGCGATTGTAAACTCGTTACTATCGTCAGTATATTCTGAACCTGTTACAGCTCCTCCTTGAATGTAAACATCCAACGCTTCAGTAGCAGCTACAGTAGTTGAAGTTATTAAAT